TCAAAGTCGATAAAGCAATCTCAGTGACCGGAAATGTGGATCAGCTCTCCTGCCCAGATCCGAATTGTGATTTTCTGGAGGATATCAAATTGGATGGCTGGGATCGGGGAGCTGTTCCTTGAGTGCTCCGGAGCTGTGTCCATTCCCGAAGCATCAGGGGATCCCTTGGGAGGACATCCTTGAGGAAGATCGGCCTTACATGGAATGGCTTGTCTCGGGGGATGGGCCTGATCCTCCGATTGATGAAGAGCTTTATGATTTGATCATGGAGTATTTGGAGGGAGACTGATGCCAGAATTCACTGAGCCCTATCCGCCCGAGCAGCCTCCAGGGGCTCCCTTCGATGGCGATTGTGGACATCGGCATCCTCCGGGTCAGCCTTGCTGGGCAACAGAGGAGGGAGAGGCTTGCATCCATGGAGCCCGATGCCGATTCTGCGGGGGAGGGATGACTCAGGAGGATGAGCATGATATTGAGCCGGGGCCTCCGACTGATGCGAGGATTCATAAGGAGTGTCTTGTCTCGGAGGGGAATGGGCTGACCTTTAGGGAGACTCCCTTGGGGCGGAGAACAGCAAGGAGGACATGATGACGATGATTTTATTTTGGGTCGCAGTCGGGGCCTTTGTTGGATGGAATGTTCCTCAGCCGAGATATGCCCGAGCCATTCAGGGATGGGTGATGGGGAGGATCAGGAGGATCGGCAAATGAAGATCCGGCTGGAGAGGGAGAGCAGATTCGGGGGCGACATTGTGAGCAGAGTCGCTGTAGAGATTGAGTCGGATGATCCATCCTATGCGATCAGGAAAGCCAAGGAGCTGCTGGATCATCTTCTCGGAGAGAAGGAGAGGCCGGAGCGGATGGCTTATGAGCCTCCTCCTGGGATCAGCCGAGCTGACATTTTCGGTGCTGTGCTGCTTGCGATTCTCACAGCTTTCCTGATCTGGGGAAGGGGATGACAGAAGAGCTTCGGGAGCTGATGGAGGAGGAAGCAGCGACTCTCGGGGCCAAGACTCAGCTGATAGCCCTGGAGAGGGGCATAGAGCTGGCGATCCAGGCGGGTCGGAGTCATGAGATCGATGAGGGGAGCTTCATCCCTACTCCGAAGCAGGAGGAATTCCAAGAGGCAGTATTCTCGGGGGAGTATCTCTATCTGGCTCTCGGGGGAGGGATCCGGGGAACAAAAACTTGGGCCACTCTCTCGACTCTCCTCCTCCTCTGCCGAGAGTATCCCGGCTCCCGCTGGGCTGTTGTCAGGAAGGATCTGCCGACACTCAGAAAAAACACCATCCCATCCTTCAAGAAGATGCTCCTCCTCTGGGGAGATTTCGTTGGCCCTCTGAAGCAAGATCTCTGGACATGGACATGCCAGAACGGGTCAGAGATCATCCTCTTCCCTGAGTCCCTCGCGACAGATCCCGAGCTGAATAGATGGAAGGGCCTGGAAGTGAATGGCTTTGTTCTGGAGGAGGCGAATGAGCTAGGGGAAGTCAGCGCCAATAAGGCCATCGAAAGAGCCGGCTCATGGATCATCCCGGCGACTGCTGATAATCCAGATCCGATCCAGCCTCCTCCCTATGTCTTCTTCACTTTCAATCCCTGCTCGAATTGGCCTCGCTTCTGGTTCTATGAGCCTCATGCAGATGGAGGGATCGAAGCTCCCTTCTATTATCTCCCTTCGACAGCAGCCGATAACCCATATGTCCCCGATGCTGTTCGGAAGGCCTGGGAGAATCTGCCGGAGGAGGAGTATGCCCGATTCATTGAAGGCTCCTGGGAATTCACAGAGGATCCGGATCAGCTCATCAAGGCGGAGTGGATTCTGGCGGCTCGGAATGTTGAGGATGTCCCCGGAGCGGCAAGGCTGGGAGTGGACTCGGCTCGCTTCGGAGATGATGAGAGTGTCTTCACTAGGGTGAATGGGAATGCTCTGATCAGCATCAAGGCCTATTCCAAGATCTCCATTTCGAGGCAGGCAGATATCGCAATGGCCATGGCAGCGAATCCAGAGGATCCTGTGGATGGCCCCAATATTAGGATCGACACTGTTGGCGTTGGCGGAGGGGTCGCCGATATCATGACAGCTCGGGGCTGGAAGATCACAGAGCTGATCGCTGGAGGGAGCCCATGGAGGAGGCAGAAATCATTCTATCATTTCAAGAATGTCAGATCGCAAATGTGGTGGGAGGCTCGGGAGAAATTCCGCCTTGGAAAGCTCTCCATGCCAGAGGAGATTCCGCCTCGCCTCTTCGCCGATCTCCTGGCAGCCAAGTATCGAATTTCAGCAGACAAAACGGTCGAAGTTTTCAGCAAGGATCACATGAAGACAGAAACAGGGAGATCCCCGGACTGGGCAGACTCCTATCTCCATGCCATTCTTGATTCTCCGGAAGGCCCCAAGCCGAAGACTGTTCGCTTCCGGAGAGTGAGGATGTAAGATGGATTCCTATCAATGGAGGAATCGCTATGCCGAGACATACTGGAAGGAGAGTAGGCCGGAGAGGCGGATCGCCAGGAGGCCGAAGCTCGCAGCGTCGGGCTGTGACCCGCAGGCAGAGATCTCAGAGAAGGCCCATCAGGCGGAGGCGGAGATAGATGACTCAGCTCGGGAAGAGGATCAGAGCTGAGCAGAGGCTTGGCCAAGGGAGCAAGGGAGGGACAGCTGTTCCCACTAAGCTGAGGCAGAGCGGAGGGCCAACAGTCAAGAAGAGCACAGCGAAAAAGCAGTAGAAGGGGGCGACATGGCTTCGACAGTTACAGAGAAGCTTGCCGATGCGCGGGGACAATGGCTGTGAATCCTGAAGCTCAGCCAATTCAGAAATGCCATCATGGATTTCGACCGGGAAGAGCTGCCGTTGGCGGCTTGATTTCCCCTCGCTGCCTGGATGCCGATAAGGGATCAGCGAGCCGAATCGGCTGACGCTAGGGAAAGACCTTAGGGCGAAGATCGGAGAGCCACAATCCTCCGGCAAATTTGGACGGCTGATCACCGCATCGATCTATTCGCGCAAAGAGTCGGAAGGGGAGATGTGGCTGGACGCGGGTTCGATTCCCGCCGCCTCCATGGGAGAGGATCATGACGATTGGATCAATAGAGACAGAGAGGATCTGTTTGAGATGCGGGCTCATCTATGATGATCCGAATCAGCCGGCCTGTTGCTCGGGAGGGGGATGCCCGAATTGTGGAAACACATCTTGGGAGCGTCCCCCAAAGATCCCGAGCTGGAGAGATTTTCGCCCTTCGCCGGATGCTCCATTACTAGGATCCACAGCTGATTACCTTGGGGAGGAATAGGAGAGCATGGCAGATCATGGCGGGGGAATCCCAGATCAGAGCGGGCAGAATATCAGCGTCCATGGCGTCGATATCGACATTGTGGATCTCAGGAAAAAGAAGAGCGTTTCAGAGGATGGGAATCTCCCCAATTATGTGAGGCCAGAATGGGTCCGATGGCTCCCGGATCTCAATCTCATCTTCCGACTCCTGGGCGGCACTCGGGTCATGTGGGAATTCGCCTGGAATTACATCCGGAAATGGACGGATGAGGAGATCGACACTTATGTCATCCGCTCCAAGATCGAACAAGTCTTTGAGGGGCTAGGCCGAACTATCTCAGCAGCTATCGGGATGCTCTTCGCCAAGTCTCCCGAAATCGAATATCCAGAGGGCAGCCCAGCAGAGGGATTGATCGATCCTCTCTGGACTGAGAACATCGATGGAGCCGGGACAGCCGGCGATGTGTTCCTCAAGCGCTTCAGCTATGCCAGCATCCGGGATGGCTTCGGATTGATCTTGGTCGATTTCCCTGCCCATGGGCATGATGAGGAGGGGAACATCATTGAGATCAATGCAGCCGATGAGGAGAATGATCTGGGGCTCAGGCCGACATGGGCTCGCTATGATCGGGACAACATTCGGAATTGGCTTGTGGCCAACATCGATAATCAGGAAGTCACAACTCAAGTGAGTCTCTTTGAGCCGACCAATGTTCCGGATGGCATGTGGGGCGTTCACATGGAGGAGCGCTGGAGGATCCTCACTCTCCGGAAGATCTTGGATGATGAGGCTGACATCTTCGGAAGCTTTTCGATCCAAGCTCATTGGACACTCTGGCGGCTCCTTCCCGAGAAGGAGGGGATGGAGCTTTCTGATTATGAAGTGGTCAGTGAGGGAGTCTTCATGAACAAGGATGGAGAGATTGCCAATCGGCTTCCGATTGGGGTCGCCTATACAGGCCAGAAGCTCGGGCCATTTGTCGCTGTGCCTCCCCTTCTGGGAGTGGCCTGGGCGAATCTCGGGCTCTGGCAGATCGCATCCAATCTTCGCTTCTATCTGGATCTAGTTTGCTTCCCTCAGCCGACAGTGATCGGAGATCTGGCGGATGATGGAGGCTTCGATGAGGATGGGAATCGGATCGGAGTCCCCGGCACTCTCAAAGTCGGGCCGATGGTGGCAGTCCATCTCACATCCGGGGATGCGGATTCGGGGCCATCGGAATACAAATTCACAGTGCCGCCCAGCGAAGGATTTGAGCCCAATGAAAGAGCGATGGTTCGGAAGCGCGAAGATATGGCTGCCCTTGGGATGTCTTTCCTTGATCGGGATAAGCGCATGGCTGAGACAGCGGAGGCGAAGCGCCTTGATGCAGCAGCGGAGAATGCTACGTTAGCGACAGCCGCGACCGAAATCGATAACGCCTCCAATGAGGCAATGAAATGGACAGCCTGGTACTTCGGGCTTGAGTCAGAGCAGGCTCCGATCATCTCTCTCAATAAGGATTTCGAGAGCACAACAATGAGCCCTCAGATGATGATGGCTTGGATCTCGGGAGTGGAGAAAGCGGATCTGCCTCCGCATGTTCTGCTGGAAGCTCTCAAGCGGGGAGGCCTCATCCCGAAGGGAGTAGACATCGAAGAAGTGGAGCGGGAGATGATGGCCATCCAGGCAGCGAGGGAGGAAGCAGAGCAGGCCCAGAGGGATGCCGAGAGCGCAGAGAGATTGATCGCTCAATCACAGCAAACGCCTCCAGAGGGAGATGATGACTGATGGCCCTTGATCAAGCGACAATTCCGAGCCCTCCTGTGACTGTTGTTGAGACTCCTGTGCTGGGGCTCGACAAGGCAGCAGATCCCCAGCTAGTTCATTCGATCACTCTCCCCATTCCTTCGATCCTCTCCGGAGTGACCACTCCTCCAGCATCGGCGATCTTTTCTGATCGCCTCCAGCTTGTCGCTGGGGCCTTGACCTTAGATCTCCAGGCATTGCCGCAAGGGAACATCATCCCGGATATCGATCTCACAGGGCTCAAGATTCAGATCCTCCAATTCACTTCCCCGGAAACGAATCTGGCCGATATCACGCTCACCCCTGGAGCAGTCGATCCTTATGAGATCGGGGGAGCTGCGATGTCGATTACTCTCTCCCCTGGAGACACACACATTTTTCTTCTGAATGACAGCGCTCCGGATGTGGCCAATCTTGATTCGCAGCTGGATTTCGCAGGGACGCTGATTGATGATATTGATATCCTGATTGTGGCAGGCTGATGACCGATCCGGGCTGGCCCCAAGATCGGAAGCATCGGGAGCCAAGGGATCCTCCTGCCAATGGGAAGATGCTTCAGGATCTCACAGCGGCAGCGGAGATGGCTCGACAGGGGCAGATGCTCCGAGACTCCATGCTTCGACTCAGGAAGCCGGCAGAGATCATCATCTCCGAACACCTTCAGGATGGACAGCTCTACATTGTCGATACTTCCCAGGAAACAGCTCTCTATGAAGCAGAGGAAGATGGAAGGCTCCTGATTGTCCATCGGGGCATGGAGGAGGATGCCCAAGTCATGAAGGATGCCTTGGATAGAGTGCTGGAAGAGGTGCTGGCGGAAGAGAGCTGAATGGCATCCGCAGCCGTCAGGAGACTTCAGAGGCGGATTGCGAAATATGCTGCCACAGTGGAGCCCGAGTTAGCTCGCCGGCTCCTCCGGGCCTATGAAGTCATCCGGACATCCCTGAATGAAGCTGAGATCATTGCTATTCTCAATTCGGGAGCTGGAGTGGAGAGGGCAGCTCTCTCCATCACTAAGCTGGCTGATTTCGATTCCTTCCTGATCTCGGGGCTAGGCCCACAGCTGAATGAAGCTGCTCTGGGGGCGGGTGCTCAGTTTGCTGTGGATCTCCCGACTGCGATCTCTAGGGCTGGAGTCCAGAATGGAGTTTCCCTCCTCAATCCCCGGGTCATCGATAGCTTGGCGAAGCTCCAAACTCGCATGTTCGCCAAAGTTGAGAGAGGGGTCGCCAATACGATCCGGCAAGTCATCCAGAGGGGGCTGGAGGATGGGATCGGATCGAAGCAGATCGCTCGGGGGATTCAGGAGTCTCTTGCTCTCGCTCCGAATCAGGAATTAGCTGTCCACAATTTTGAGCAGCTGCTCCGAGATAGGAAGCTTGGCACCATAGTCGGGAGGAAGCCCAGGCCGACAGATATCCGAGTCCCCGGAAGGGCTCTCCGGGATCGCCGATTCGATGGCACTCTGAAGAAGGCTTTTGCCCCTGGAGGGAAGGGGCTCTCAGAGGCTCAGATCAAAAAGATGACTGCTGCCTATCGCCGGAGGATGGAGGCCTTCAATGCGAACACTCAAGCAAGATCTGCGGCTCTTGATGCGACTCGGAAGGGACAGCGGATGTCCTGGGATGATGCGATCAAGAAGGGCCTGATCAGACAGGATGAATCATGGAAGAGGCGGCATGCTGTCGGGGATCGTCGGACACGACCCGAACATGCAGCGATGGATCTGGAAGAGCAGAAGATCGATGATGAATACACAAATGGGGAAATCACTTCCGGGGATTCAAGCCATAATTGCCGCTGCTCGGATGAGTATTTTATAAGGAAAGTTTCGACCCGGGCGAGGCCCACTCGGGATTCTCCCTTGGCTGCTACTCCCCGAGCTGTCAACTCGACAACTATTCTCAAGCCTCCTCCCATCCCAGCGACATCGGCTCCTCCTGTTGTCGCTCCCGGAGCCCAAGCTGGGGCAGTGCTTCTTGAGGAGGAGGCGCTTGTGGCAGCTGAGGCCTTCGCTGTGGAGGAATCGATAGCGCTGGATTTGGT